GGTTCACTCGTAACTTCTTCTCTTATTAGAGAGACAACAGGTTTAGAGTCACAGAACTATGGATATAAGTTCGGACAAGAAGAAGAGACATACAACATCGTTGCTGCTCATGGATACTTTGGTAGACTTATCTTCCAGTATGCATCATTCAACAACTCACGTTCATTACACTTCTTCCTTGCTGTATTCCCAGTAGTTTGCATATGGTTAACTTCTATGGGTATCTGCACAATGGCATTCAACCTTAACGGTTTCAACTTCAACCAATCAGTTGTAGATTCAAACGGTAAGATTGTACCAACATGGGCAGACGTTCTTAACAGAGCAAACTTAGGTATGGAAGTAATGCATGAGCGTAATGCTCACAACTTCCCATTAGACCTAGCATGTGCTGAGTCTTCTACAGTTGCTTTAACTGCACCTACAATTGGATAGGTTGACAAACAGTTTAGATAATGATATACTGAGGGTCTTAACCGACCCTCTTTTTTTATACATAAAAATAAAAACTATGGAGATTACGATCTACACAAACGAAGGTTGCATTTGGTGTGCTAGAACAAAGGAATTATTTGCTAGAGCAGATGTAGAATACACCGAGGTAAAGTGGAATGAACTAAGCGTAGAGTCTCAAGTTAGATTGAAACAAGAATTTGGTAGTAAACTAAGTGCCTTTCCTGTAGTAATCATTGACAAGGAGTACATAGGTGGACTCATAGACACTGCTAAATTATTTCTTAAGAAAGGTTTAGTGACATCCAGTAAAGGTTGATGGAGGAACTTAAAATAAATAAAGGTGTTGAACTCATGTTAAGGAGGAAGATACCGAAGGAATCTACCCGTAAAGGGTTACTTATCAACAAAGTGTTTACCCTCCTAAAGAGAAAAGTCTACTTCAACTTTGAACTTAGGTGGGAACAGAAGAAAAAATTAGTTCGGAGTTGAACCAATGACTGAAACTTTACTCATCTACATCTCGATCACATCGTCATTTATATTTCTTTGCATCGGGGTATTAGCAGGATGGACTGCTAACGAAGTAAAGCATGACCACCTATATGCGAAGGAGATAGAAGAACATGATGCAGCATTTCACCCAGAGATGTATAACAACCAAGGACAATGGATCAATGAAGAACTATTATCTGTAAGGTTTATAGATCAAGAGGATTTAGAGGACTAATAAATATTAATACGGTATACTAATAATCATGCAATTGTTATTAAATGAGGTGCTACAAAAAGTAAGCAACGCAAAGACAAAAGCACAGAAAATAAAACTTCTGCAGCAATACAATACCCCTGCATTGAGATCTGTGCTGATCGCTAATTTTGACGAGAGTGTAATCTCTATGCTCCCTGATGGAGCAGTTCCTTACAAAGAGAATGATGCACCAGAAGAGACTGAACATACGAGACTCGTTCAAGAGTATCGAAAACTATATCTATTCTTTAAAGGTGGTGCAAGTGTATCACAAACAAGAAGAGAGACTCTATTCATTCAACTATTAGAGGGTCTTCATAAAGGTGAGGCAGAGGTGCTGTGCCTGATGAAAGACAAGAAGATAGGAAAGAGATGGAAAATTACGAGACAATGTGTAGAGGAAGCATTCCCCTCAATTGAGTGGGGTAACCGAAGCTAATGGAGTTAATGAACATCCTAAAAGAAAATTGTGATCCAAAAAAGGAGAACAATGCAAAATTACCATACAACGCATACCTTGTACAGTATGTTGTTGGCGAAGAGTCTCGATGGGATCTTACCATGTGTCATAAACGGTCAGATATATTTGACTATTACTATGACAAGTATAAAAAAGTTCTGGCAATAGTACAGTCAGAGGGTAAAGTATCTCCTAAACTATGGAGAGATCCAAACGAATTAAAAGAGAAACCAACTCCCAAGAAAAGAAAATGATTGCTGAATCAGAGAAATCATATCCAACAGGCATGTGGGTAATATTCTACAGAAGGTTAGACGAACCTACTGAGTGGAAGACCATGAGATATCAAAGAAGCGATGGCGTCCTTGTATCTGCACATACCTATGATGATGTGTTTAAGTTTCGTAGATTCAAAGAAGCATTTGATTTTGCTAAAGGATTAAATACTGCAGAACCACAACCAGTTTATGACTCTACAGTGAAAAGGATCTGCAGGGCAGGAGGAGAGGACTTCTATCTCTCTGGAAATTAAGATTTTATTAAGAGTTCAAAATGTATCGGTTGTAACCGTTTGACAAATCTAAATAATTAATGTTAGAATACTAACACGTTCATCCTGTATGGTCAGGACGCAAGTAAGACGACACGGAACGGAATCGTTCATCCTCACGAGGACGCAAATGTTGACTGAAGGAACGGCACTAAAAACGCCTACTACTAAGGAGAAAACAAATGGCAAAAGTCACTTACCGTGGTGTCGAGTATGACACTGAAGAGTATAACGCAAAGGTGATTGAAGAATCACATAAGCGTGAGAGACACGACCTAATGTATCGTGGACTCAAGGTTAAAAGCAAGGCATCACCTTGCAGTTAAACGACAACTAAATCAACCAGTTTGTGCCTATGAGTATTTACTCGTAGGCATTTATTTTTGTTAATGATTTTATAATATTTGCCCTTCAAAAAATAAATAGTGGTAGAATTCAGAGGTAACAGAGATGAATTATCCGCTTTTGTTATGAATAGTTTATGGAGGATAAATGCATAATTTAATATCTCGCAACCAACTAGATGGATGGAATCACCAATGGTCTTCAGATGATCAAAAACTAGATGATTACTATGAATGTCTAGTCGAGTGCGAAACAAACCAAAACGAATGCAAACACATATGTAGAGACATTCTACGATAAACTTAGGAGGGGTAGACACCCCTCTTTTTTTATGGTATACTATTGATACTACTGATATAAATATGGATAGAGGTAAGTTAAAGAATATCGTCAAGAGCTTGCAATCTTTGTTAGATGTGTTAGAATCTGAAGTATACTCTGACGTTGATGCATACAGCACAGTCAATGGTAACTCAACATATACACAAGGGAGAGATGATGACGATGGATACCCAGATTGATTACTCAGATGATATGATGCGTCTAAGAAGGGATGCTATCTTATCATTAAAAGAATTTGGTTTCGGAAAAAATATCTACGAATTTTGTGCCGACTGGGTGCTACAACATGACACTACCCATGGAATACGAGAAGCGTTCAAAGAATATGAGACTAAAAGACCAAATCAAATTAATCAAATCTGCACTTAAAAAACAAGAGTTGTATTCTGATGTAGAATTATACTACATGAAGAGACAATTGAATGAAGTAAAACATAAACTAAAATTAAAAAGACTACAAAAGAAAAAAGGTTTTAATAATGAATACAGTAAAACTGGTGACAGTGACACCCAAGGCAGAGGAAACCATGGGTTACGTGGCGAGAGTGAGCAACCCAAAGAATCAGGAAAATCCTGACGTTGCAGGACTACTTAAATATTGTATCAAACATCAGCACTGGTCTGTATTTGAACAGGCACACATGACTCTAGAGATAGAAACAACTAGAGGTATAGCTGCTCAAGTTTTAAGACATAGATCATTTACATTCCAAGAGTTTAGTCAACGCTATGCAAACACAAACTTGTTGGGAGAGATACCTGTACCAGATTTACGAAGACAAGATTTAAAAAACAGACAGAATAGTATAGATGATATACCAGAGAAACAAACTTCATTCCTTCAAAAAGAAATTGCAGCGTACTTCGCTGAGGGAATTGACTTATACAATGAACTTATACGTGAGGGTGTTGCGAAGGAATGTGCGAGATTTGTTCTCCCGTTAGCAACACCAACCAAGATCTATATGACGGGAAGCGTACGTTCTTGGGTTCACTACATAGATTTACGTAGTGCTCATGGAACTCAAAAAGAACACATGGACATAGCATTAGATGCTAAACGTGTATTCATTGAGCAGTTCCCTATTTGTTCTTCAGCATTGGAGTGGAGTTAATGCCAACATACCCAGTTATAAATCTAAAAACCAAAGAGAAACAAGAACTCTCTATGACCATGAAAGAATATGATCAATGGAGAAAAGACAATCCCGATTGGGATAAGGATTGGCAAGCAGGATGTGCCAGTGCGGGTGAGGTAGGTGAGTGGCGAGACAAGATGGCAACCACACATCCTGGTTGGGCAGACATTATGAAACATAAAGTCTTACCCAAAGCAGATTTTGTAAACAACAAAACTATTACTGAAAAATACAGATACTAATATGGCAGTAAAAAAGAAAACAAAAGCACCAGGTCAAGGCATGACTGCGAAGCAAATGAAACGCAGGAAACCTATTAGTCAAGACTACATGCTTCCTATCGAACCACTTACTGAAAATCAAAAGGTGATGTGGGAGCAATGGGATGAAGGTAAAATGATCTATGCCTATGGTGTAGCAGGAACTGGTAAGACTTTTGTTGCTCTGTACAAGGCACTTAAAGAAGTGCTAGATGATTACTCACCATATGAAAAAATCTATATCGTTAGATCTCTTGTTGCAACTAGAGAGATAGGATTTTTGCCTGGCGATCATGAAGACAAGTCATCCTTGTATCAGATACCATACAAGAAGATGGTTCAGTCTATGTTTGAGATGCCTGATGACAATTCATATGAAATGTTATATGATAATCTCAAAGCACAGGAAACTATATCATTCTGGTCTACCAGTTTCATCCGTGGAACTACATTAGACAATGCTATCGTTATTATTGATGAGGCACAGAACTTAAACTTCCACGAGTTAGACAGTATCATCACTCGTATTGGACAGGACAGTAAGATTATATTCTGTGGTGACCAAGCACAGACTGACCTTATCAGAACAAACGAACGCACAGGCATCCTAGATTTTCAACGCATCATACAGAACATGGAAGAATTTTCCTTGATTGAATTTGGTATTGATGATATAGTAAGGTCTGGTATTGTTAAGTCATATCTTATCAGTAAAATTAACTTAGGGTTATGAAGACATTTAATCACATTGGACTTGATCCTATCGAATTACGTGCTACAATGGTAGAAGGCAAACGTCTTTATGCTACACCAGAAGGAGATAGGTTTCCATCTGTCACCACTGTGATTAGTAACAACGCTAAGAAGAAACAGTCTATTGCTCGTTGGAGAGAAAGAGTTGGTAAAGAGAAGGCAGATAATATATCAGCAAGATCTACCAGTAGAGGTACAAAGTTTCATTCTATCGTAGAAGATTATCTTAATAATAGGTTGGACTTAAAAAGGTATGGTAAGTATCCACTTCCAGTCTTAATGTTTCAGCATAGTATCCAAGATCTAGATAGGATAAATAATATATACCTCCAAGAAGCAGCTCTGTATAGTAGACATCTTGAGTTAGCAGGGCGTGTCGATTGTATCGCTGAGTTTGATGGTGTGCTGTCAATCATTGATTTTAAAACAGCAGCAGAACCAAAACGAGAACAATACTTGTACGATTATTTTGTGCAAGAAGTAGCGTATGCATGTATGCTACAAGAACAATACGGTCTTACTGTAAAACAGATCGTTACTATCGTTTCTTGTGAGAATGGAGAGACTCAAGTAAAGGTGCTCCCACCTAGGAAAGAATTTTTCATCAAGTTGATGGGTTACATCGACGAATACCAAGAACGATATGGACAAAAAACAATTATTAGAGGATAAATTTATGACCGCTGCGAGATTCTCGCAGGAAGTGGAGAAGATTGCATACGACAATCCAGAAATGAACTATATTGATTCGGTTATCCACTACTGTGAAATGAATGAGATTGAGTTGGATAGTGTAAATAAATTGATAAGCAAACCTTTGAAGGAGAAACTCCGTCATGAGGCACAGCAATTAAATTTTATGAAGAAGACATCTAGAGCAAAGTTAATGTTAGTATGAGTTTTTTTAAATCCGATATCGTTCGAGGAGACATTCAAGAGATGATGGAACTACAACAGTTCTGTTTTCGTTCTGCCATGAATTTTATTCTATTAGATAAAGATAGAAAGTTAGAATATTTTGAAGCACTTACCACACTAATTGAGAAGCAAAAAATATTCTATGCTCGTGCAAAACTTAGCGATGATCCCGAAGCAAAGTCAGTTATAGATACCATGAAACAAGGTATCATAATGCTAGGTGCAAAACCTGGCGAGAGTATTGAAAGTATGTTTGATGATTTGTTGACAAAAATACAGTCAATGCAAAGACAAACAGAGGCACAGGGTTGACGCCCTTACCTGTGCCTGTTATAATGTTCAAGTGATAGGGCATC